CGTTATTGATACTGTTATTATGTTAATCGATAAGTTATACAATGCTATGATAGATACTGGTACTGGTACAAAATTTAAAGATTTATTATTTAGTATATGGGCTATATCTTTAGATTTATTAAATACCTTAGCTGACGGCATTGAAATAGTAAAAGATTGGTTTATAGAATTAGGAAAATCTGAAGAAGTTAAGGATTTAACAAGTGCATTAGTAGAATTGTTAAATGCTTTTTTAGAATTATGCGATGTTATTTTATATTTGGTAAAAACAATATTAAGAGAATTTTTTGTTGGGATGCAAGAAACACAACATATTTATTCTTTTAAAGATGCTATATATGTAGCTGTAAAAGTAATAAGTACAATGGTTCGTATTTTAGCTACGGCTATTCGTTTTATTAGTAAATTATTTAAATTAATGGCTGATAATAGATTGTTTTGTGAGTTTTGGAATGGTCTAGGAAAAGCTGTACGAGCCTTTGGTGATATTGTTAATGATGTGATTACAGGAGCTTTGAAATCTATAGGTAAATTAGGTCAAGCACTTTTAAAATTGGTAAAAGGAGATTTCAAAGGAGCTGCTAAATTAGCAGGTCAAGCTTTTGGCGTTAGTGATGACTTCAAAGGAGATGGTATTGCTGGGGAATCTGCAGTGGAAATGACTAAGTATTTAATGGATAACGGATTATCTACTGTAGCTGCTCTTGGTGTTATGGGAAATTTAGGTGGAGAATCTAATTATGATCCTACTGCTTATAATCCAAATGATAATGGAGGCCCTTCTGGAGGATTAGCACAATGGCATGATACTGATTTTAACGGTAATGGTAGATTTAGTGCATTAAAAGATTTTGCTGAAGCAAGAGGAACAGATTGGACTGACAGGCAAACACAATTAGATTTTTTGTTATATGAGTTGAATACTAGTTATAAAGATGTCTTAGATGCGATGAATAATGCCACTAGTGTTGAAGAAGCTACAAGAATATTTGTGGAAGGTTTTGAAAAACCTGCTGATCCTGAAGGTGAGCTACCAGAAAGAATAGCTAATGCTTACGCAGTACAAGAGCAATTAGATAAGTCATTGTATAATCTAACACAAAAAGCTAATTGGTCAATTCCGTCAGCTTGGATTAAAATGCTTAATCCTGATTTATTAGAAAAATTCAATGATTTTTTACATGCTATTGAATCATATGGATATGGCTTTAACTTTAAAGGTAGTGGCGAAGATTGGGCTGGTATTGGTATTACGGGGAATCCGGATATTCAAATTGTAAAAAATATGGCTGCACAATATGGTTTAAGTGCCTCTCAAGATAATCAGGGTTATTATTTTTCGCTTAATGGTAATAAATCTATTAATGATGTGGATAATCAGCAAGATGAAAAAGGTGCGTTTGAAACTATAAAAGATGCAATAACTGGAATATTTACTTCTGCAAATTTCGACTCTATGTTATACAGAAATATGATGGCTGGTGGTTATGCCACTAATTATGCTAGCACGGGAAATACTATTTACAATATTAATGTGGGTGGTGTGAGTGTAAATAATACTAATGCTAATCCAAAAGAAATAGGCAAAGCTGTAGCTGATGAGAGTTTGCAAGCATTTAATAGACAAGCACGATACACTCAAAAGAGTAAAGCTATTTCATCTATGTGGTTATAAAATTTTCACTTTAATTGTTAAAAACCTTTCTATGAATAGGTAATATATGTTGTAGAAAGGACGGTGAAGGAAATGGAAACTATAAAAGAAACAGATATTAATTATGTTAGAAATTATATAGAATACCGTATTAATCGTAATTTGCCGTTAGAGGCAACTGTTATAGAAAGCGAACTAATAAGTAAATTAGGACAACCATTATGGTATGTACGTAAAGTTTTAAAAGTGTTAAATGTTTATCTAAATAGAGCATAATATGCTTATCTCTAAGTTTTTGGGTAAGTGCGAATAGTTTGCAAAAGGTAAAGAGGTGACGGTGATTGGGAGTTATAGGCAAAGGTTTATCTTTAGACGGTATAAAATATTTTAGTGATGTTATTGAAAATAATAAAGTTCCTGACTGGATGGATTTTTCTAGGCAATTAGCTAAATTAACAGGTAATTATACCATTCTTAATTATGCTACAGGTTTTAAAGGATTAACCAATTTTTTATTTAGTTCACCTAAATGGCCAATTGGTGGATTAATGTTTGATGGGATAATGCGTACAGAACATCTTAGCCGTGTAAGACCTACGCAATATCCTGTACAAACAGGTGTTATAATGACAGACCATGCTATTATAGAACCTTGTGAATTAACTATTGAAATTATGATGACGGATGCTGCTACAAATAATTTTATGGCAACAGATCCATTTTTGGCATATGTTTATCAATCAGTAATAAATTTAAAAATGTATAGTAATATTTTAGCTCAAGCTCCTAATCCTATCACTTTGTATGGTAGCGGACGTGCCAAACAAGCATGGGCTTCTTTAAAAATTTTACAACAATCTAGAGTACCCATAAATGTAGAAACAAGATTGCAGACTTATAATAATATGATTATTGAAGAAATATCAACACCAGATGATTATACGACTTTTAATGCTTTGCGTTGTACTGTTCGTTTACGTGAAATTATATTTGCAAATGTAGCTGAAGTTGCTGTAAGTGCAAGAGCAGCTGCTACGACTAATACATCTAGTGGACAAACTATAGCCAATGTGCAAGAAGTTAATAAAACAGGAGCTAAAGCAATAGGTGATGCGATGGGAGTGAATGGCTAATGTTGTCTATAATACCTATTAATCCTATACCTAATCAGACGTTTTCTTGTAAAATTCCTATAGATAATAAAAATATAACTTTGACATTTTTGGTAACTTATAATGAAATTGCTAAATATTGGGTGATAAGTATAAGTAGTAATGACACAATGCTTATAAGAAATTTACCAATAATGCCTGCTCAAAACTTATTAGAGCAGTTTACTTATATGCAAATAGGTAGCGCCTATATCGTGCCAAAACATACAGTAAATGAGCAATATCCTACGTATGAAACGTTAAATACAGATTGGTATTTAGTTTGGAGTGATACAAATGGCTGATTATGGATTGATAGATGTAGAAAAATCGGGAGAATCTAATCAAAGTACCACTAGGATGAATAGACTATATGGTAGAAAATGGAAAATAACTATCTATAAACCAGCATATAAAAAAGATGAAAACGGAAATGATGTCCGCGATAAAGAACATGATACAGCTATTGATGTTTCTCTTTTAAAATGTGTATTTAAAATTGAACAAAAACTTGAAACAGCTACAACATTAGCTACTTTAGTTGTATATAATATGAATGATAAAGCTGAAGGTGATATCATTCGCGAAGGGTTTCAAATTAGTATTGAAGCCGGTTATCAAGAGGGGCAATATGGAGAAATTTTTACAGGTGATATTGTACAGGTCTTTCGTAATCGTGAGAACGGTATAGATTATAGATTAGAAATTATAGCATTAAAAGGAAATATTTTATTTGATGCTAATATGGTACGTTCTAGTTTAGCAGCTGGAAGCACAGCGCGTGATACGATAAAAGCACTATCAGAAAATGCTGATAAGAAAATTGAAGTTGGTGAAATTAGTCCTTATTTAAATCAACACCCATTACCAAGAGGAAAAGTATTTTTTGGTACACCTGGAAAATATATACGTGATATATGTATTCATAATGATGCTAACTTTTGGATTGATAGTGATGATACACTAACTATAAAAAAAATTACAGATGAAATTCCTGAAGATAAGTGTTTAGTTTTAACGCCGATGACAGGTTTAGTTGGCACACCGCAATATGGTGATGATGGTATTCATATAAAAATGTTATTAGATTGCAGAGTGAAATTATATACACTGATTAAAATTGATAATGAACTTATCCAACGACAGGCTATGAATTTTGATTTATCAGGACAAGGTAATAATAATCAATTGCCACAACAATCACAGTTTGACCAAAACGGTGAATATCAAGTTTTTTCTGTATCCCATAATGGTGATACATGGGGAGGTACATGGATAACTGAAGTAATTGGTGTAGGTAGAAATGGTAGAGCTGGATTACCTGCAAATTATACTACAGCAGAGCAGACAGGGCGGTGAGTTTATGTTAAAAAATAGCGAACGAACTCAAGATTTGATTGAGTATCAAAAGCGATTGCAAGACATGTTTGGAATTGAATTGCATGTGGCTATGCCGGGTATTGTTCAATCGGTAGATTATAATAAACAAACTTGTACTGTTCAACCTGCAATTCGGGCTAGATTAAATTATGAAGGAACTCCAACATGGGTAGATTTACCATTACTTTTGGATGTTCCTTTTTTTATCCCTTCAGGCGGTGGGTATTCAATAACATTTCCTATAAAACCGGGGGATGATTGTTTAGTAATATTTGGAGATAATTGCATGGATGCCTGGTGGCAATCTGGTGGAATTCAGAATCAAGTAGAAAGAAGATATCATGATTTATCCGATGGCTTTGCACTAATTGGTTTTAAAAGTCAGCCACAAAGAATAAATAATTATTCTGCATCTTCTGTGCAAATTCGTAATAACGAGGGTAGTGCTTATATTGAACTTAGCGGTAATACAATTAACATTGTAGGTAATGTTAATATTAAAGGTGGTAATACTACCATTGATGGTAAAATTTTCTTAGGGCACACACATAGTGGCATTATGCCTGGTGGTTCAAATACTGGTGGTGTAAGTTGATGATTTATCGAAAACTTGATGATAATGGTGATTATGTATTTGGTGCAAATAGTAATGGTTTTTATAAAGATATTTATGCCGTACAGCAAGCAATATCAACTCGTTTAAAATTATTAAAATATGAATGGTGGGAAGATTTAAACGACGGATTACCTTTGTGGCAAGATATTTTAGCTAATCGTGATATTGATAAAGCTAAGCAACTTATTAAGGAACGTATAGAAAAAACCAACAAAGTAAAATGCGTAACAATATTTAATGCTACATGGGATAGTAAACAAAGAAAATTAGATATTTATGCTCTAGTTGATACTGAATATGGTCCCCTTGAGATAAATGAGGTGATGAACTGATGGCATATACTGCGCCGTTTATAGATGATGCGGGATTACATGTCCCTAGTTATATAGATATACGTGATGATTTAATCGAACAATTTAAACAAATTTATGGGCAAGATATTTATCTGGAAAATGATAGTCAAGATTATCAAATGATATCAGCGTTTGCTCTTAAAACTTACGATACGATGCAAATGTTACAAATAATTTATAACAATCGTAGTCCTAAAACTGCTATAGGAACAAGTTTAGATAGTATTGTAAAAATGAATGGTATTGCTAGGAAAAAAGCTAGTTATTCTACATGTGTATTAACTTTGACAGGTGATATAGGAACTGTAATTGCTAATGGTATTTGTGAAGATGAATCAGGACATAAATGGTATTTGCCAACTAATATAATTTTTGAGAACGAAACTGTGGAAATTACTGCGCAATGTGAAGAGATCGGAGCTATCGAAGCCACTGTTGGTACAATAAATAAAATATACACACCTCAAAAGGGATGGATATCTGTTACAAATAAGGTTAATGCAGTAGCTGGTGAACCAATAGAAACGGATGAACAATTACGTCAAAGACAGGCATTAAGTGTAGCAATACCTGGACAAAATATGCTAAATAGTACAATTGCAGGTATCGCAAGTATTGAAGGTGTAACAAGATATAAAGTATATGATAATGATACAAATATAACAGATAGTAATGGCATTCCTAGTCATTCTATCGCAGCTGTTGTTGAAGGTGGTCTTGATTATGATATAGCAGAACAAATATATCTACGTAAAGGACCAGGTGGTGGTACTTATGGTACTACTTCAGTAAATTATACTAATGATGATGGTTTGCCAAATGTAGTTAAATTTTCCCGACCAAGTTATGTAAATATAAATGTAGATATTAAAATAAAACCTAATATTGGATATACAACTAATATTGCAGATGAAATAAAAATAAGTATTGAAAATTATATATTAAATTTAGATATTGGCTATGATGTAACAATAATGGGTCTACTTACAGCTATTACAGCGGTAGTAAAAAATTTAGCTGTACCAGAATTTAGCGTAGACATAGTTAATATCGCACGTAATGAAGAGCCTACTGTTTCTAAAGATATCGATATAGCTTTTAATGAAGTTGCTGCTGTTGGAATAACAAGAGTAATTGAGGTGAGTTAATTGCCACTAGTTGATAATTATTTAAATTTAATAACTAGCCAACATAAAACTAAATCTAAGTTTATGGCAATGGTAAAAGCTATACTTATAAAAAGTGACGATATTTTTAATTTGGCTGTTCATTTTGATGATGAATTTGATTTAGATTTGGCTACTGGTAATCAAGAAGATTTATTAGGAATAATTGCTGGTATTAGTAGAATACTAGATTTCCAACCAGATAAAGGATTATCACCAATATTGGACAATTTTGCTTATCGCAATCTTATACGGTCTAAAATAGCTCAAAATATGTGGAAAGGTGGCATTTTAGATTTAAAAGATTTATGGAGAGTATTATTTGGTGAAGGAATAATTATTCAGGATAATCAAGACATGACGATTGATGTGGTTGTGATAGGAGATAAGTTTGATCAAATAACAAAAAATATGGTTCAAAAAGGGTATATAGTACCAAAGCCACAATCTGTTTTGGTTAATTATTCTTTTGCAGATGGTCCTGTTTTTGGCTACGATATGGAAACTAATACTGTAAAAGGTTATGATGAAGCAAATTGGTTAGATCCAGCACCTAAAATATCTTTTGGCTATGATATAGAAGATAATGAAAATAAATTATTTGGTTTTGATAAAGGTTATTGGTCTTAAGTTGGAGGAGGTATATTATGGCAGAAACAAATTTTCTTATATTTAATGAAGAAAATAATCCGGATAGAACATATAATGATAGTGAATATAAAAATGCGACACAAAGACTTACAGGAGTAATTCCAGGTATGGCATTAAGTCGACAACATAATAAAATGTATTTTCAATGGTCCGCAATGTGTAAAGCTATTGCGGATTTTTTAGTTACTTCTGGATACAATTGTATGGATAATAATGTAGAAGGTATCACTGAAGGATTAACAAAAACAGTAACAGATATGATAGAAAAAGATTTATCTACACATAATACAGATAATGAAGCACATAAGACATTATTTGATAAGAAATTAGATAAAACAGGTGGCACGCTCACAGGCGATTTAAATGCTAGTGGTTATAATATTACTGCTACTAAATTTATAGGTAATCTACAGGGCAAAGCTGATAATGCAACTAATGCTGATTTAGCAACAAAAGCTACTATAGCAGAAAATGCTAATAATGCGGCTAATGCTACTCATGCAACAAGTGCAGCTAATGCAGATTTAGCAACAAAGGCAAATCAAGATAGTCAAGGACAGACAATAAATACAACATATGTAAAAGGTGTTACAGGTTCTAATGCTACATTAACTGTAACAAAAGGAAATGGGACGACATCTACTGTTACAATCAATAATGTAGAGAATTCTAAAAAAGCTACTCAAGATGGCAGTGGAAATACTATAACTACTCACTATTTAAGTAGAAATCAATCAACTCAAAATGATATGAATGCTTGTATAGTTGAAGGTATTTATCGTTTTAGTGGAACATTAAAAAATGGATGGACTTCTGATAGTTGGGGTACATTATTAGTTTTTAATAATCAATATAATGGTAGTAGTGGTGTAAGTGGTACTTATTTAGTTCAGATAGCATTACCAACAGATGGTAGAATGTGGACAAGACAAAGAGTTAATACTGGAGCTTGGACTAGTTGGAATAAATTGGCAAATACAACTGATTGTACAGATACATTAAAAAAAGTATATCCAGTTGGAAGTATTTACATGTCTACTGTATCTACTAATCCAGCTACGTTATTTGGCTTTGGTACATGGGAAGCAATGCCAGCAGGTCGTGTATTATTAGCACAAGGTAAATCTTCTTGGGGAACAACCTATAATGCAGGAAGTACTGGCGGTGAAGCAACTCACAAACTCACTGTAGGGGAATTGCCTACTCACAGCCATACAGGTAATATAAATACAAAAAATCTTTCAGGTACATTTATTTCAAAATCAGTAGAACGAGATAGTAGTGGTATCGTAAGTAATATTTCTACTAATAAAGTTGGTAATTCTTCAGGAGGTAGTGGAAATACTGGAACAGAATATACTATAAATGCATCACATACACATACTATTGTTATTAATAATATAGGTTCTTCACAAGCCCATAATAATATTCAACCATATATTGCAGTATACATCTGGAAACGTACAACTTAACTTACTCTTTTCCACATATAAACGGTTAAATATGGTTGTATATTATTATGAGACTGTCCTTCTCCAACATTATTTATTGTTATTTTATGGCTATGAGTAGAATTAAAATTAATATTTCTACCAGCATTACTACCACCTCCACTGTTACCATGACCTTTACTAGGTGTAAAACTGGAACCAATAGAAAATACTCCGCTTGCAGAAGTAGTACCGCCTACTTCTGTACCGTCTAATCTAAAACCACCATTAATATTAATAGTATCTGTGGAAGCTGTATGCCCATGGCTCGGCATTTCCCCTACAGATTTATGCTGTTCGTTTCCACATATATACAGTTAAGTATGGTTGCATATT